GTTTTTTTAAACCGATATGAATGGCATTGCTTGAATCGATCGGTTGACCCGATGAACGTCCACCCTTTGAACCGCTTCCCCCTTGAGTTAGCGGTTGTTTGAAATAGGACTTTTCTTCTACATACTTTTCAAGAAATTCTTTGACTGACATCTCTTGACCTTTTTCATTAATCATTGGATTTCCATTATTCGCTGGATATACTTTGTATTGCAGCGAACCATTTGCGTCAACCTTCTCGTAACCCATAAGCGGCGAGGTAATACGAATAAAGTCCTGGATAGCTTCTGGAATAACTTTGATTTCAGGAGCTACCTTTGCAATCTCGCTTTCAATCACCAGCCGCCTCATATCAGTTTCATACATTTGAATTTGTTGTTTAAATTTAATTTCTTTTTCTTCAAAAGATTTCATGTTCTTTTCGATAATCTTTTGATATTCTTGCTTTTTCTCAAGGTCTTTTTGCTCAGCATCAGCTTTTTCCAGTTCCCTTTCGTCTCGGAACTTTCTAAGATCGCTTAACTCTGTCTTGATTTGTTCAAGTTCTTTCTTATGTTTCGCCGTTGCGATGTTAATACCATGCTGAATTGAATCTTGATCGAAAGTCTTTTCCGCTTTTTTAGAGTCGTCACTCTTTGCCGTTTTGTCAGGATCGTTACCTGTACCTGGCTCTAAAATCTCTGCCATGATGAACCTCATTGATTGTTAAAAATAAAAAAGCCGATAGCACCGCATTACTGCGATATTATCGGCTTCGTATTATTGAATTACCGTGAATTATTTATTGAACGATTTTATCTATGTCTTCTGTTCCAATTCGTTCCTTTACAATGTAAAGTGAAAAACCACTTTTGCTTAAATCGGTATTGCCTTCATCACAACCCTCAAAATTAAGTTGTAAACAAATAGGCTTACCATTGTTTATAATATACTCTAAATATAATTTAATTTGTGACAATGTCAAGACATTTTTTTTATTATTCATTTTTTAATGCTTCTCTTATGCCTTATGACGTTCAGATGTATAAATTCCTTTTAGATTGTGACCAAACAACCTCTGACACCTTATATCAATTCTATTGAAATTTGATACTGACATTACACGTTCTTTTTCCGTTACTGCATTTTGACAGTTAGGACAGTTTGTATTTTGATCTTTATGATTATGTTTAAAAGCATCAAATACAGTTAGACATTTATTGCATCTATATTCAAATACTGGCATATTAAAAACCTATTTTATTTTTAATTGCAACTAATATTTTTCTAAGTAAATGTTTCCAATTTTTAAAACTCCATATCGCTAAATCAAGATATAATTGATTTTTCATTAACTTGTTTCTAAGGATCGAATATACTTTGTAATTTAAAATATCGTTAATCGAATCATCTATTTTTCTACCAATAAATAAAGTAGTCATTTTTATCTTATCGTTTCTTATCGTTTCAAAATCACTAAAGATAATTTGTAAATCTGCTTGGCTAAATCTCCACCAATCACAAGGATAAGCATGGAAGTGAAACTCTTTATCTGGTACTGAAATATAGATCAAACCGCCAGGGACTAAAAGTTCTTTCATATTATTGACAGCTTTTCTCCATTGGCGAATATGTTCTAACGTTGACTGACATATAATCACATCAAATAAAACGTCCCAATTATTGCATTTAGTTATATCAGTAATTGAGTCAACGCCGTTGCCGTCTTTTATATCGATTCCTAAATATGACTTAGGTCGCAATGATTCAATGTAAGGACGTACTGAACCGTTGACGTTTAACGAACCAACTTCTAAAACTGACTTCCCTTGAATGTCAATCTTCTTAATATATTGCTCAGTATATTTTAAAATATCTTCGTTCAATCAATTGCCTTTGTTTAGTGATAAGGTTTCACCCAATGACGGCTTTATTATTTTAGTCTGCTTGTTCTTTTGTTCTAAGTTGTAACGTACCTGCCCATGAAACGCATTGAGTAGAATTTGCTCAACTTGTTCACCTGTAACACCGTGCCAGTTCCAAGTTAATTGTTTCTGTTCGTTAATAAATATCTGAATAACCGGAACGCCTAAATCATTTTTTTTAGTACCATTGTCGTTATCGCTCATATCGTTTTCAATCTCGCTTTTCTTAATGCTGCTTTCGTTGCTTGTTTTAATTTTCGTGTAATATGGGAACGCTCCCCTTTTGTGAAAAACCAGGGAATACGTTTCTTGATTCCCTTTTTCGTCTTAATCCCATCTTTATGATAACCTGCAATTTTCTCAGACCTCTTTGTTCTAAATCCCCATTCAAGTTTAATCTTTCTTGACTGCCACGCTCCTTTTGCAATACCCATGAAATACTTAATGTCATTATACATCTTATCACTGGCACGTAAAATAGGATATTTTTTACCCCATCTCTTTATTTTCAATTCTGCGTATTCAGGTTCTAAGTCAGGTGTTCTTTTCCAGGCTTTTCCAGACTCCGTTTTGTGGCTATCAATATGCGACTTAAAAGTCTTTGTTCCATACTTGCCAACATCTACCATCGCCTTGTTATATTCAGTTCCGAGAAAGCGATTGAACTTGGTGAATTTTAGCTGTAATTCCTTGATGCCTCTAATCTTGACTTTTAGCATTAGCCTTCTACCGTATCAACGTATCTTAACTGTTCGCTTATCTCTTGCGCTTCTTTTTGAGAACGTTGCGTTGTTCTCAATGAACCTAAATCATCAGGATCGGAAGTCTTTTCGATCTTAGTTCCCATAATGTCCGATCTCATATATACCTGACAATTGCAGTTGCCGTCACAGACCAAATTATCACTCTTTGGCAAGCCCAGTTTTTCCCATTCATTGAAACTATGAATAACATTATGCCGAGCAATACAACTTTCACAAGACCGCTTAAAATTGCAAATCCATAGCCATATTCGTTTGCTTAAATTTTCTTCTTCCTGGACCCTGGTTCGCTCTGCCTGAAATTGCGTTATTGCTTTGCCTGTCATTCGGCGCAATAAAGTTTTATTCATGGTTTTAATTCGACCATGAAGCATGTTCCGCATTGCATCATCGGGCTTAATTCCCTGGCGATGGAGCTTTGATATTTGACTCGCAAGCTGACTTTGCTCTCTAAGCATCTGGTTACGTATTTCAGTACCGTCAATGCCAAACCGATGCAGAACATTTTTCAATTGCTCTGGGGTTAATTTTGCCAGGTTCTCAGGCTTTGGAAGTCTGCCCCTGCCAATTAATTTATTCATTTATTTCGCAACGCCATTTCAGGGCTATACAATTCAAATGAAAAACCCCATTTATGAAATACTCTAACTTCTAAAACAATCCAATTTGTCACCATTTTATAATCACTTTTTGTATTTACATGCGTTCTTATTTCAAGAATATAAACATCAAGCCAAAAATTCAAATATGGTAATCTTATTTTTGGGAATTTCATATTAAGCAACCTTCCGCCGTTTCATTATTTGTTCCAGTAATGGCTTGTATTGCATTTCGTCTGAAATAAGCGTTCCATCAATTTCAGTAATTGCTTTCATTTGACTGCAAATATGACACGCTCCGCAATATGAACATTCTACCATTTCAGGAAACTCCGCCCAATTGACATCTTGAATATTGGTAATAACCGTGTTTTCACGCTTCGACCAAAGATTCGCCTGGCAGTTGTAAATATCACCATCGCTGGCTATACAAAAATGCTGAGTATGGCATTTAACCGTTCGCATTTCAGTTGCTTTAACTCGACACTCATTTACATACGGAGAATAAAATTCACCTTGCCAGATCCCCTCGATTTTTGTTTTAAGTACCCAGGAACTTAATTCTTTGATTTCCGGCGAGCCGTCATCAGGACAATGCACAGTAAGGATCGAATGACCACAAAGCTTCAAATCTAATAGCCTTCGATACCAGGCTCGAAACGCATCTTTGCCATGTTTCTTTGTCTCGCTTTTATAGTGAAACGAAGGATATATCTTGACTGATTTTTCCAGACTACAAATCTTGTTATAAGCAAAGTCACTGATATTTGAATAGAGTGCAATATTCCTGTTCTCAAGTCCATCGCAAAGCTCTTTGAATTCCTTGTATAGCGTCGGTTCGCCGCCTGATATGATTATTTGATAGCCTGGTATAAATAGGTCATGAATCTTCGGATCGTTCAACGTATCAATCCATACTTGCGCAGGAATCGTTTTAAATTCTTTGGCTCGTATTGGAGTATTGAACTGCGTGTATGCAGTGCAATAATCGCAAGAGTAGTTACAGCTAAGAAATGGGAATACTCTCAATACGTCATATTTATTCTGTTTCACTAAACAAACCCTTTTTCGCTATGTAATCTTTGCTTAATTTATTTATATCCAGTGGCTCCAATATTTCAAGCTCATTAACTGGAATCTTTTCAAAGTATTCCTGTTCCTCGATGTATTCATCTTCTCTTTTGTCTAATTCATCAAAAAACCAGCCATCGCCAAAGTAATACGCAAACTGCAAATCAGTCGACATCGTGACATATTGCTCGTAAGTAATTTCTTCATCAATAAAAAGATCAAGTAATTTGTCGAGCTTTTCTTCCAGCGTAGCCGAATCTTCTAATCGCTTTAACAATCGGTCATTTTGATCGGCTATGTTCTGAATGCGTTTTTTGATGTACTTTTTTATGTTACCCACCGATTAGCTCCTGCAACGTTGGTTCTGGCTTAATCCCAGCTTTTTCTTGTTTTAATTTCATATTCTCTTGAAATTGGTTTTTTACTTCTTCTGGTTTTAAGTTCTTTAGTTCTGGATCAACTGAAAGCATAAAACGAAATGTATCATATAGATTCTCTTGCAACAATCTCATTCGCTGTTCAAATGACAGCCCTGGATTGACTTCTTCTATTTCGTCTCGTATTTTCTTTATCAATTCAGGATCAGCACCCTCCAAATCACGCTGAATTAATTTCAACGTTTTTTCTCTATTGTAAGTCACTGAACCAAAATCCGCTTTCAAGAATCCGAGGCTTTCTTCCAGTTCCTCATTTAGGGTCTTAATATCGAATTCAGTTGGATATGTTGCCGTCATTTCACCATGGAATGGCTCTAATAATTTGTGAAGTCGATTCTCACCAGCCTGGCAGTTAAGCGACTTTTGCGCAATGTTCTGTTGTGAATCGTGCAGATCATAAGCCTTTGCAACTCCGCTTTGCGCTGATTGATCTTCACTGGCATAAGAATCACCACGTATCATTGCAAAGCGATACGCTGAATCAACTGTCCGGTCACGCTCAGAAACTATGAACTGCGCCGCTCCAGTTGGCGGTTCTAAAAAATACGGTTGCAGCGTTTCAAGATCACCGAGCAAGACCCTGGTCGTTCCGGTCTCAATTATTTTGCCTAACATTTCTTTGTCAAGCACCAACTGAGCAAAACATTGTCGGTATAGGAATTCGTCTAATAGTGATGAGAGATTAAAGCACTTGCGGTCAAGCTCTGCTATTAATTTAATCGCTGACAATCCAACTGGCAAATTGTATAGAATAGATTCTCTGTTATGGAAAACAGCGATTGGTATTTCACCCCATTTGTGAGGATGCGGTTCGTCTATCATAGTGCTATTCTTATCAAGTCGCACCCATTCTGTTGGAGTCCATAACTTGTAAGTTACAATTTCACTTTGCGTCTTTCTCAAATCAAGTGGATTTTCAACATTCTTATATTCAGTTTCTTTGAATACAATCCAGTCGAACTTACCATTTCTCCACTGCCAATTGACCGTTTCGGTTGGATAGTAAACAGTTAGGTAAGGTCTGATTCCTTCGCTCTTGCGTTCATAATCAGACTTAATATTTTTTTCGCTTTCTGGCAGGTCTGCAATGACATACGTAAAACCAAATATTTGGTCGGGTACGAATGCTCTTTCAAGCATAAAATAGTCTAAATTGTGGTTTTCAAGATCACAGTTTTCAAAAAACTCTTGATAATTCTTATTTTCATTGTCGTCTCGCTCGATTCCCTTGCGTCTAATATGGTTTTTATATGTGTCGATTACAACCGCACTTATGCTTTCAAATACTGCTCGCTTCGCTCTGAAATTGTAATCGTCTTTCTGTTCCCTGGCGTGGGAATAGAGATAATTGATTCCGCCAAAATCCTTATATTCCTGCCCGCCCTCGTATGAATAAAGATAAAACTCCCATTTATCTATAAGAGTTTTATAATCTGGATGTAACGGAAATCCTTTTTTGCTATTTATCATCATAATCCTGCTGGTAAATTTTCCATTTTACTATAATCGAATTCTTTTTTCAATCTCGTATTTATCGCCTTGTATCTTATTCCATCTGCTCGATGCTTTGCCCAATCATCACTAATTAGCATTGAGTCTAAAACATTTCCCTCTGTATCAGTTTTGCGTTTATAGCTTTCAAGCGAATCAATTGTAATGTGACAATTTTCAGTACAAACTAATTGATCCTGAGCAATCATTCTATTAACGACTAAATGACCGTATTCAAGATCACGCTTTTGTTGATTAGTTGTGTATTGAATAATAATGTCATATCTTCTGAATTCTGTAATCCATGACTTGCCAGTAGCACCTCTTGCTTTACCGCTTGGATCACCCCAGCATCTTAACTCTTTGAACTTACCAACATATCCAACCTTCTCAATTTGAGCAGTTAACTTTGGCATTATTTCATCAGCAGTTAATCCAAAGAATTCCATGTCGCTAAAATAAACCGTTTTCCCATCTGGTAAGTCCTGACTCACTCCGATTGAAACCGGACTTTCGCCAATACCAAAATCAAAATCTAAATCAAGTGGTAAAACGTTCTGATATTTATAACTAATTATATGCTTGCTTGTTTCCCATCTATCGTATATGCGACCTTTGACAGAAATGTTCCAATCAATATCAAGTTCCCGGGCTACTTCATCATCTGTTTTGCCTTGACACGCTTTTCGATACCATTCTTTGTTTCTATGCGGATGTTGCGTCCAGTGAATTCTAACAATTTCAAAATCATTTATCTTGCGAAATGATCCTTCACGCAAACGGTAAAAACAGCATTTCTTACCTTTGAACGGTGGAGTTGTTATTAGATTCTTACCAGTCGGACACGCATCATCAAATGATGAGTAAACACTTTCAGATCGATCTACGAAACCGAATTCATCAGCAAAAACCTTCGTAAACGATCCGCCTCGACCGGCACCAATGTTAGCACTTTCACCAATTATCGAATTATTATACTTCTCGTTTTGCGCTCGCAAATATCTGATCGCTTCGCCAGAATGTATCACTTTTCCAAATCTGGCTTCAATCATCCACTCCGGTAAGTGATCAAAAATAAACCGCATTTTCCCAAATAAAGAATTATGCGTCTTATCATCAACTAAGTCCTCTTTTCTTGACAAATTCAAAGCAGCATAACCATTACCAAAAAGCAATCCCCATACGTTATAAGCCTGGGTAATCCAGGACACTATCATCTGCCTGGTTTTCTCAATCAAATTGTTTTGATTCGCATGTATATTTTCAATGAGCGTTGTTACATATTCCCATTTGGGTATTAACTTGATTTTATTCTTTGCATCTTTTGGGTCAAGCGTATAGCAATACTTTGTAATGAAAAAAACCGGATCGTATTCGCATCGCACCAAATCAAATTCCTGTTTTGATATATCATTAATCCAGTCCATTATTCTGTTCAATTATGTCAAAAAATATTTTGCGTTGTGAGTCGTTCATTTTATCGATTACCTTTTTCAGCTTATCGACATTCTCGGTTTGAATAGCTCCGCCGTCCTTGCCAGTGTGCTCGAATTCCTGCTTATCCCGCCAACCCAATTGTTTTAACGAAAAAATAGCCATGGCAGTATTAATCTTACCCTGCAATGCTAAACGTTCAAGAGCAGACTCCTTTTTATCCGTTGCTTTTTTCATAGATTCCGAAAACTCTGGGAATTCATATATACGCTGAAAGGTAATACCATTTAAAGCGCAAAATTCTTTCAGAATAGGAATCTCAGTAGCCTCTATATAAGCATCCAGCTTTTCCAGTAAAGCCGTCTTAACTTTTTCAGTATATTTTATTGGTCGTGCCATATTCAACTTTGTTACAAATTCCGTGCTATTCTTTTATACTTAGTTGATTAATTTTAGTTTAGTATATTACAAATTATCTACATTTGAATTTCATTCTTTGAATTGTTTCAATCGTTTTACTCGTTAAGTTCAATGTTTGCGTTACATGTTTCTAAACGCTGTTTAAACATTGTTAAAATAGTGCTTGACTTTTCATTGTTTATTTTGTATATTTAGCCAGCAACAAAAAACAACGCTCTTTCTCATTGACAAATTATCGCAGTTCTAATAATGCAAGATTCCGTAACACAGCCAGACGCCTCCTTGTTAGAACTGAATGAATTAGACTTAACACTCCCTGGACTGGCGTTTATTTTCTCAATGTTCGATTCATTGACAGGGAGCTAAACTCTTAACTAACCTTCACAAATTAATTAAGGAGAAATTGCCATGTTTAAAATTAGATTATGGGACTTCCCACTCAATGCCCTCTCATACATTGACTATGAATCGCATACAATTCGCATCGATGGACATCTCGTAAAAGATGCTTTCCACTGTCATAATGACCATGTCAGAGTCAATGTCATCAAAGGCGGACAAATGCGCTACTTCCCTAATGCTGAAGAACATCAAAACGTTATGATTGAATTCATCCGTTAAATCATTTTTCACAAATTAATTATAAGGCAAAGAAAACATGAAACAGAAAATTAAAACAAAACCATTTCCAACCGCTGAAAAAGCAATTCAATTTCTCGTTCAAAACAAGATTTCAAGAAACGACTTGATTGATTCATATTGGAAAAATAAAAAGTATGTAATCGAATATATCAAAAGATCAAAATAGACTCTTATCACTGCCCTTGACTCGTTCAAGGGCTTCATGCCATATCCTGGGGGACTCAAAAATAATAATGAGCGAAAGTGTTCGATTCCTTTCTATGGCGCTAATTAACTTTTAATCACTTAAC